TCTCTAGGTACTCCTGACGCTAACGAAGAGCAATTAGTAATCAACAAGCATTACTACTCTGGATTCAGCATCGACAAGGCTGACCAAAAGTTTGCACTTCCTGACTTAGTACAACAGCACTTCGTACCAAGACTACATCAACTTATTGACCAAATCAATAGTGACGTGAAAGTTGAGGCTCGTAAGGCTTTTGAAGTAGCTTTCGCTGACAACAACACTGACTCTACTGTAATGGACGACAATGACCTTGCAGAAGCTAGAAAGATTATGGCTTCTCGTAAGTTCACTACTGATAACCTAATGATGGTTATTGACCCATTCGTAGAGAAAGACCTTACTACTTTGAACATCTTCCAACAAGCCAACACTCGTGGTTCTGCTGACATTCAGCTAGGTGGAGCTATGGCTCGTGCTTATGGATTCGACTTCTTCGTAGACAACGAAGGTTCTAGCCACACTGTTGCTACTGTAACTGACGCTACTATCGCAGCTACTGAAGCTATAGGACAAACTGAGCTAACTATCGACAATGGTAGTGGTGGTGCAGCAACTGTATCTTTAGCTGAGGGTGACATCGTTACTTTCGGTTCTGCTAAAGGCACTGATGACTTCTACACTGTTCAGTCTCAAACTGGAACTGTATTGACTATTAAAGAGCCATTACGTGCTGCTCTTGCTAATAACGATACTATCAACCCAGTTGATATTGCTTCAGGCGACACTGGTCGTGAGCAGTTCTTCTACGACCCATCTGCCCTTGCCTTAGTAACTGCTGTTATGCCTTCAGTGGATAGCGGTTCAGGTTCTGGCGTGCGTAGAGCTGCTGGTTTCGAGCCAATGAACAACGTAAACTACACATTGACTATCGAAGAAACCAAGTCAGGTGCTGACGTACTTATCGAAGTTCTTTACGGAGCTAAAGTATTCAGACCAGACCTAGGTGGACGATACATTCGTGGTAACGTAGCTAAGGCGTAAGCCCTAGTAACTAATTATTGGGGTGTGGCTCTTCGGGGTCACCCCCTATTTTTTAACTACACATAAAACAAGATTCATGGCGTTTAGCGACTTAACACTTACTAGAAACAATATTGATGCACTAGAAGAGCTAACGTTCAAGGGCGTTAACGTCACTACGGGCACGACAACGCTCAATCTATCGGAGAAGGATAACCTAATACTAGGTAAAGCAATTAAGCTCCTTAAAACGGATATTCTTGAGAATCTACGGGAATACATAAACGATTCTACGTATGCTACAGAGACTGCGTTGTTAGATGCTATACACGCAGCAGATTCTGAAGAACTTCTTGTTGATTTGCTTTCATATAAATTTTTAGAGTTATGGTTTGCGCAGGACGCAACACACAGAGATAGCTACTCATTCACAAAAGCTGGTAAATATTATAATATGTATAACCAGTATCTTACTGCTAACCTTAGAAGACTAAGTGGTCTACTGGCAAAGCCAAAGACAACACCAAGAGTTCGCTTTATGAGTATGTATTAATATGCCAACACTAGGTCAAATATTAACAGATGATTTAGCGTCTAAGTTAAATGATAGTGGATTTTTAAATGATGCACTAGAATTTACATCTGATGTTTTTATTGAATCCATAAAAGACCTTAGTGAGCAGGGTTTTTCTGCTGATGGCACACCTTGGGAAAGTTTAGGCGATTCCCATGCTAAAAGAAAAGGTGGAGACTACACCGCTGACTTAAGGTTTAAGTTTTATTCGACCAATGGAGCTATGGACAATATATATGCTTCTGTTCAGGGTGATAATTCATTTGAGTTTGAGTTCGGTGATAGCGAGATGGATGCGTATATGGAGGCTCATCAATACGGGTTATCTAATGGTCGCTCAAAGATGCCAGTAAGACAGTGGGCTCCAGAAGAAAAAGATATGGACTCCGCTATTCAACAAGAGAACTTACAAAAAATAGAGAGCTTCATAACAGAATATTTAAACGAGTCCTCTACTGTTCAGGGTGCTCAAATAATAAGCATATAACATGGATAGAAACGCAATACTTAGTGGATACGTAACGAGCTTCAGTTCCTATTCATCTTCAGATGCAAGACCAACCGTTGAAAAGGTATTGAAGTTTAGCGGCAACAATTTCGATATTAGGAAGCGTGCAGACGTTAAGCGTGAAGTAGTAGTATTCAAACTATTAAACGGAACTACTGATTACAGGCTTAATGACGAAAAACCTAGTGAATTGAACCAACGGTTCCAAGCGCTAGTATATATTGAACAGCCCGATTCGCATAGCTTGAAAGACACGATATACGATAGGGCATTAGAAATTAGTGACCAGCTGTTTGATTGGGCAACCACGACATCAGCCTCGGGTGTAAATAGTGACCTGTATACCCTAACTCTCATAGGCGTTGATAGTATAGAAGAGAGGGATGGATACTTGTCTACTACAGTAAATTTTGAAAGTATAATTAAAATATCCTAAACCAAACACAAAACAATGGCAAAATTTATATTAGATAAGGTTACCTTATCAAATGCTAATAACTATAACGCTGATGAGGGCGATATAGAAAATGTTGTCGTTGAGGCTTCTCTACCAACTATAGAACCAAATCAAGTAACAGTTGATGATGGTCAGGTAATAAATGAGTCTTATACGGTAAACATTGAAATGAGAAGCAAATCCACAAGTTTAACTGGAAGCAAAACAGATGCTATATTATCTAGCGCTCATGTTTCTACCAATGGAACTCTTCCCCCTAAAACTTTTGTAAGATTCGTTGGAGCCACCAACTCTTTTAACATACAAACTGGTGCTATCTATCTAAATGGTTATCAAGATTATAGCAACGGAAGAGTAGAGACAGTATTAACTGGAACATTAGAAGTTATTAAAGCTACTGACGGTTTAACATATAGCTAAGGAGGCTTATCATGTCAAAGTTAATTATATCTCAAATAGATGTTTTTACTGGTGCATTTGGTACTGCATCTGGAAGTGCTTATGTTGGTTCTATAAAAAACTTAGTTGTAGATGGATTGCAATATTTTCCTGAGCCAAATCAAACTGTTGTAGTTGAAGATGGGCAAACTATCAATGAGTCTTATAATGTTCCTATAGAAATAAGAACAAGAAACATAACATTTGAGTCGGGAACACAAGTTGAAGATAGCTCTGGAACAGCAGTTGGCTCAGCTAATGGAGAAAATTTCTTTACAGGCTCAGGCATACCATTTTTAAAAGATGAAGCCAATGATACAAAAACACCTGTATTTTTAAGATTTGTAACAGAAGGGTCGGGAGTGTCTGACTTGAAAACTGGAGCAGTTATATTAAATTGTTATCAAGACTTTACAAATACAAGACGAGAAACTGTTCTTCAAGGAAACATAGAGGTAGTAACAGCATCTACAGGCGTAGGTCAGGAGTAAAAACATGAGTAGAAGTCAATTAGAAAAACTAAGTATTGCGGATGTACCAAGCTCAGATGGTGCATTTGATTATTATAACACATTCTCAGTAGTACAAGAGGGTTCTGATGAGGCTTCTAGGCAAGTATTAAGCATAGAGCCAGCGTCATCACCTATTATTGAGGATGGTCAAACGTTGATAACTAGCAAGAATTATGATTTAACTGTTAGTGGTTTGTTTAAGGCAAGCACTATTTCTGGACTTCAGACGTTATCAGATGACCGCACTCAAGTTGTGTTTGGTGGATTTGGGTTAGGCGGTCAAATATTGCAAGCAGAAGGGTCTGTAAATCTTGGTCAAGTTTTCACTGAAACAGCTTCTTTTAGGTTTAATAGCCCAAGAGAAGCTACTGGAGGATATTTTGAGGGAAAGCACACCTCTAATTTATCTTACAGCACTAACGGGTTGTGTTTATATAAGTGGGGTGCAGCAGCAACTACAGGTGCTAATGCGCTTGCTTATGGATGGGAAAAATCAGCTGGAACAGTATCATTTTCCAACTCAACTAATGCTCAAACATTTAGTCATAGCGGTGCAGCCATTCTTCATCGAGACCTATATCTTCCATCTAACGGAATTAATACTTTTTATTTTAATATTCATGTTACAGCAATAACAGATGGAGGCTCTGGAAATACTATTAAAATAAAATTACAATCATTTAGTAATTTTGGCTCAATCGAAGATGTAACAGCAACAGAAACGGTTATAACAGATACTGGTGATAAACAGGTTAGTATAACACCATCATCTGATTCAAAAATGATAAGAGCATCTATTGTGATTGCAGCTAGTGATAGCATATCATTCAAGAACCCAACAGTACAACTAGATAGCACCTACAACTTTGTAGAATTTAACACATAACCCTAAAATAAAGCGAGCAATTTATGGGACGTATTACAAAAGTAACTGGCGAATTTATGGGGGTTCGGTTTGAGGTCAAGCCGACCCCTATTCGTTTTGACAAGATAATAGAAGAGCGTAGAAATATGCTCATGAACTGGTACAAGGAAAACCATCCTAAACTTCATAAGAAACTAGATAGCGATAACATTTCTATTGATGATTATACGATGGAAGACCTTGATGGAATAAACGCTTGGCGTTTAGATGAAGAGTTTCGTGCTAAGTACTGTAAGTATACAGCGCAACACTGCATGAAGCTCGATAAGAAAATAACTGATGCCACTTGGAAATCGGATGACTTGGAGCTGGGCACGCTTGAGGAAGCGTGGGATTTTTTTACGAACAGGCGACAAGTACCTTCCAATGGAGTCGGAGTACTTTAGAGTCATTAGACTTGCTCGCACCTAATGACCTAGTGGTTGAAGTTGGCGGAGCGTACATTTATTACTGTTACGTTCTTGCCGACTTTAATCCATTGCGAGCTAAGGAACTTGAAGCCGAGTGTTCCATAGAAGACATAACCAAGGCTATGATGGCTCGTGAAGCGTACCATAAGCCTAAAAACGAGTAAAAACGATGCCCGAAATAGTATATACCGTCAAAGTTGTTTTAGACCCATCATCAGAAAAGATTGTCGGTAAAGCTATTGATGAAGGATTAGAAAAGGGCGTAAAGGACGCAGCCGCAGCTATAGAAAAAGCTACGGGTAAACAGGTTACTTTTAATAAGGTAATAGAGGATGGTAACCAAGAAATAAAAGAAAGGAACAACCTATTAAAAGCCAATGTAACTAATGTTGCAAGCGCAAATGCTCAGGCTAGAAACTATGATAATACCCTCAAGAGGCTTATAACTGATGAAAAAACAGATATAGCAACATTAAGGAAAAAGGCAGAACAACATAAAAGATTCATACCTGTATTAGAAGAAAGTATAGCTGAAATGAGGGCATATGGCGCTGCCACTGAAATGAGCGAGCAAGAGTCTATAAAGTACAATAATACTCTTTCTAGGGCTGAGCGCACATTAAGAACCATGATGTCCACCAACATCAACCTAAGTAATTCTCTTAAACAAGCAGCTGGAGAGATGGGTGATGTTACGGGTCAAGCTGGCAGATTTAATAAAACAATGTCTGGAGCGAATCAGACATTATTTGGATTTAGTGACCTTATACAAGACTCTAGTCAATTTATGGTTGGTGGCTCATTTAACTTTGCTACGGGTATGCGAGCCATCGGTAACAACATTGGTTTTACCGCAGAGCTATTTGGAAACCTTAATCAAAACGTAGACAGATACAATCAAGCCGTGGCTGACGGAACAATTAAAAATGGTCAGCAAGTAACTACATTTGAAGCCCTAAAAAAATCATTATTAGGTCCTGGCGGAGTCATATTGGCTATTAATCTTGCTGTTACGGTTATAACAGTTTTGACTAACGTCATGGGCAGAAACAAAAAAGCAACAGATGAAGCAAAAGATTCTTTGAGTGATTTTGCATCTGAGGCTGAATTGGCTTTTAGTGCATTTGACGATGTTGCTAAAACTCTTGATGTTCAAGCTGAATCACTTTTGCCAAAGCTAAGTGATGTTATAGCAGAAAATATAACTCAATTAGATTTAGAGATAAAACAATTAAATAAAGAAAGAGACGCTAGAACAGAGATAAATGACGAGATAGAAAACACATTTGCTCTTCGTTTTAACCGAACAAAAGAATTAGGAGAAGAAGGGGCATTAATAGATGATGAAATAAAAAGATTAGAGGAATCTATAGCACTAAGAAAAGAAGAGTCTGGCATATTAGAAAGTGTTAGTGAAGAAACTATTGATGCTATATCAAAGAGAATATCAGAATTCAAAAAAGAAGAGGAGGTCAGAAAGGCTATATTATCACTTTTTGCAGATGAGATACAGGCTGCTGAAGATGCTAAAAAAGCAGCGTTATTTGAAAAAGAATCCTCTGCAGTAGACGTAGAGTCAGCAAAAAGAGAGCTAGATATAATAAATGAAACCGATGAAATTAAAAGAATACAATTAGAGGCAGACCTAGATAGGTTTCAAGTAAGACAGGATTTAGCCGCAAGAAAAAAAGAAATAGAGGAATTAGAATTAGATGAGTTCCAGAAAAAAATATTAATAGAGCAAGCGTTAGAGTTAGAAAAATTAGAATTAGACAAGATTAATTCACAAGAAAGAATAGACATTGCTCAAAAAGAAGCCGATGCTAAACTAGAAATAGAAGAAAGAAATGCCCAGTTATTAAATGAGCTAGAAAAAGAAAAACTAGATATAAGAAAAAAAATAGGACAATCTCTTATAAATGTAGCAAAAGTTGTTGCTGATAAGAGTAGGGGCGTAGCATTAGCATTATTAGCACTAGAAAAAGGAAAGGCTATTTCTGAAGTTGTTGTGACTGCGCAACAAAGAATATTTGAGGCAAGAGCTAAAGCAAGAGTAGAGTTAGCAAAAGGAAATATTGCAGGTCAAGCATTGGCGTTAAGTCAAGTGCCTGTTATTAAGGCTAATGCAGCAGCCACTATTGCTGCTATCACAGCCCAAGGTTTAAAACAAGGAAAACAATTAGGAGGTGGAAGTTCAGGTGGAGGTGGAGGTGGCACAGGAGCGAAAGGATACACTCCCCAAGAACAAAAAAGAGGATTTTTCGAGACTGATTACGATGCCTCAGAAGGAATTAGTAATAAGGCTAGTAGTATGATTGGTTACACTCCGGTGAACCCAGAGTTCATGTCGAGCACGATAGTTTTTGAAGGGGTTCTTGATGACGAATTATTGTCCATGAGAGTAAAAGAAGGTAACGCAAAAATAGAAGGCTCAACCAATTATCTTGGAGATTAATAAATGCCAGTATTTTATGCTGTATCATCAAATAAAGTATCGTTACGACCTATAGATATAGAGGTTGATTTTAGCATACTTCATAATACAGCCACGACTACAGGGGCTACTTACGAAATTTGTGAACTAGGTAAGTTTAAATATGATTTCGGATTAACCACTGACGTAGACAACGTTGATAAAATAGGGATTAGAGCTGGAGCAGTCACTATATCATTTTTTGATAATCCTGATGCGGAATACCCAAGCATATATGATATGTTGTTTTCGTCTGGAATAGTACCTCAACACATAGACGTAGATATATCTATATACAATCCATCAGGAGCTTACACCGCTGACGTTATTAAGTGTAGGTTCAATTTAAACGATGTATCTTACGACATAAATGGTCGAAAAACAACAATAACGTTTAATCCGTTACGACCTAGTGACGTTACTGACTCTATTGCTGATATTATGGACGGTTCTAGCCAAAACGTTTATTTTGGCACACCAATCACCATTCCATCCTATCCAGACGGCATGGTAGTTAGAGACTTTATAGATGATATGCTAGATGAGATATACGGCTCTACTGGTTCTAATACCATTATAACCAATCTTTCCGATACGGACCCAGACTTTGGAGAACGAGTCTGGATGGTTCTTCGAGATAAACAAGACACAGAAGACCTTCTTACGGCATCGGAACAATTAGCTAATATAGCAGGAGTTGAGGGCGCTGTATTTGGTAATATGCTAGGTCAAAAAATATACTTTGCTAGAAATCTTGTGGGGGGTCAAACGGTTACGATGAACGAGTCTGACTTCAAAGATTTAAAGTTGGATAATACGAGAAAGATGAAGTACAAACAATTAAAAGTTATTCATGGTGAGTATTTCGACTCATCTACACTAAGTCTTTTAGACCCTAACTCTAGCAAAACAGCTAACTTTTCATTTAGACAAGGTAATTTATCTAAAAGAGAAATAGATGGCGATGGACCTCTTTTATTTAGTTATAAATACAAAGATATTTCTAATGCAAATGAATTAGATTATACGGACGTTACACTAGCCCAGTTTGGGGTTCCATCTTATGAAAAGCTATTGCTAAATGAGTATATACCTAGAATTAGCGGAACAATATTTGATTGTACTAAAATCAAGCCGCATGAGTGCATGGTTATATCTTTTGGTACAACAAAAACATCAAGACTCGTTGGGTCATTAGACGGAACGTATAGATTTTCTAGTGTTACATACGACTTCCAGAAAGATACAATGCAATTCAACGCCTATAAGATAGCCTAATCATGTCCAAGCTAACAAATATCACAGTTGTTACGGACGCAGGCGGTACTGAGACATTAACCATTCAAAATTACGCTGAGACGGACGAACTCCAGTTCTGGGGGTCAACCTTCGATGAAGCACTAGATGGCTCGTTACGTAGCAATTTCAGGGACTTTAGAAGAACAGTAGAGCTTACCTATAACCTGTGTACAACGGCTGATGACTACAGAAGGATTTGCAACAATATAGCTACGGACTTTATTAATGGTTCTACCTTTATATATATCGGTATTGATACTAGTAGTCTGTTTCGTGTAGTTTTAGAGGATGACTTTGCTCATCGTGTTCAATACGCAAATCAACATGGTTTGTTTGTTCCAAAGATTACGCTCAAAGCATTTGACTTAGGCGTGGTCATAACACTAAACTTTGAGGATTGGCGATTTGTAGACGACCCATTAGGCATCGAAGAATATCGAGACTATGGTTTAATAAGCCCTAGTGACCCAGTAACCGTACAATTAGATTATGGCTCTATCTAGTAAAATAAGCTC